ACCCATAAATGAATTAATATCACCTTGAGCTAAAGCTTTAACTGTATTGAAGTCAGAGCTTTTTACTTCTGTAGTATTTAACAAATCTTGGATTTGTTTAGGACCACAAACAAGGTATCTCTTAATTGATGGGTCTACATCGTTATTATCTAAGATGAATTTAGCTGATAATAACTTAGCAACAGTTAAACCGTCAGTTTGGTTTGCTGTAGAAGTTTTTTGAGATGAAGGTAAAGGAACAGCAGTTCCTCCAGCAACACCTGTATCAGCTGAACCACCTAAAGCAGTAATGATAGTATCATCCATACTTCTACCCATAGCAGCAGCCGCAGCTTTTGCATAAGATGAAGTTGGGTCAATTAACATTCTTACTTTGTCTAGGTCGTCAATCAAGTCAGCCCACTCAAAATCTGATAAGCTCACACGTCTTCTAGAGTGTGGGGTATCAATTCTTGGTGTATCTCCGTGCCTTGTTGTTCTAGCAACAGCTGCAGTAACACCGATTTGGTCAAAGAAACCATTTTTTCCTCTGATCGTTTCGACATCAACAGCTGGTCTTAACTTACTCCCCATTTGTTGAGCAAGCATAGTCACATTTGAAGAATATTGTTCTACAAATGATTGTTCTACTAAAGTTATAGACATAATTATGTCTCCTTTTTTGTTGTGTTAATGTTAAAAATAATCGGTTGATTGTCCTTACGGGTCGTCCTAGATTTTAAACCTCTCGGTTCGTTGTCTTTCCAACTGGCAAACGGGTCTTTCGATTATCCGCTATATTCAATTTACTACTGTGATTTTAATTTCAAAGCAAGTAAATCTTGAACCTCTTGAACAGCCGCTGCATGACCTGGATGGTTTTTAGACCAGTAAGCAGAACCAGGTTGTTGTAATTCTCTGATTTGCTTGTCTAATTCAGCAGGGGTCATGTATTGTGGACCATTAGCTTGAACCAACTTATCTTCACCTAATTCACCAGCGATATTAGCAAAAGCTTTTACAAAACCTGGATGGTCTCCAACTCTGGTTCCATCAGATAAAGTTAAATCCATAAAATCTTTATCTAAGTATTTATTAGCAACGGTTCCAGCTTGCTGTAATTTGTTATCGTATGCCGCACCCCATTCTTTTTTTAAAAATTGTTCTGCGTTCATACGTCCTTGTTCTGATTTTGAATTTAAATCTTGGATGTAATTTTGTGTCATCTCATTATAAAAATTCATAATCCCTTCAGCTTGCTTAGGTAATAAACCATGTTTATGAGCTGCTTCTTTAAAACCTTTTAAAGCATTTTCATCAATTGATGAATTATCATCAAATTTAAATTCATAAGCATCTGGACTTTCTGGTCTACCCAGTTTGTTGTAAACTGCTTGCCAATCTTCGTCTGTTGCATATTTATTTGGAACAGGAATTTTATCTGAACCAATCATCTTTTGTGCATGGACATAAGATTTAACTAAGCCTGGAATATCTTGAATACTCTCTAAAGCTTTTTCACCTTTTAAATCATCTGGTAAAGTATCTTTCCAGTTATCTATTTGTTGATTAATTGTTGGTGTATTATTTAACTCCGTAACATTGTTCTCAGACGGTTGTGCCGCTACCTGGTTTTCGCTACTCATGTTTTTCTCCTTTAGGGTTTTTATTTATTATTGATTTAATGAAAAGAACTACTTGTCTTTGTCCTTCTCTGTATGATGTTTCATGCGGGTCATTAGAAAATGATGTGTTATGCACGTTACATCTTTTTTCTAAATCAGATAAAATAGTTTGACCATCGTCTGATTTAAAAACTCTTTGATATGTTTTTGTTAATTCAATTAAATCTTTATTGTTCACCAAGTACCTTTGCTAATGGTGCAGCTTTATTAGCTATCTCGGCAGCCTGCATTTCTTGTTGAGCTTGTTGTTGCTGCATCATTTGTTGTTCTTTTTCTGCTCTAATTTTTTGGACTTCACCTTTTGATTTTAAAATCTTAGCAGGTATGCCTAAAACATCTTTAATATGATTAACAATGTTATCTGTATCTAAGTAATCAAAAACAGGTGCAACATTTTGTAATGCTCCCATAATCTCAATACCTCTCATCAATGCTTGTAGCTCACCAGTTTTTTGTGCTTTAGCAAGTGGTGATACATATTCAATTTCAATATTTTGCTCACCAATAAATTCTGGTATTTCTTTAAACTTATTATTTCTAAGTAATATATTGAAACATCTTGTTATTAATGGCTGTAATAATTCTGATTGTAGTCTACCAAGCACGGGACCTAGTATTCTCATTTTTTCTTCGTTTCTTTGGATAACCTCAGTTGCGGTCATTTGTGGTCCTTGTACGGATAGCAATTGGTCTACAAAAAAGTTTTGTCTAATTGCATCACGTCTTTGTTCTTCCATTTGAATACCAACAGGATTGTTAGCTCCAATGTTTAATGGTTCAATTCTTTCTCTGGTTCCAGCTCTGTAGTAATTTAATCCTCCAGGAACGGTTCTAATAGGCATCATAAAACCATCATCAGGCACCATTAATGGTGGGTCGATTTGTTTTTGTGCAGCCTTGATAGAAGTTTTAGACATTAAATTTAACATCTTAACATCTGGTAATGCGTTCATTGCTGGACTTCTACCGTATGTCTCATTAGATGATTTTAAATATCTAGGAACTGCATACGGAAATTCTTTAAAACTTTTTTCAGATAATAAAAAACCAGAGTCTTCGTGAACATAACAAGAAACATATTTGTTATTTCCATACTCTGTTGAAGGGTACACACTATGAATAATATTTACATTATCGTGTGGTGCATTATTAATTTTTTTAGCAAGTTCTGCTGGAAGCTCTGCTTTGGGAAAAGCATTGTAAATGTTTTTAGCTTTCATTTTAAATTTACGAGTTAAGCTATCAACATTGCCTTTTTCATCTTCGGTTATAAAAATTTCTGAGATATGAATATTTTTAAATCTAATTTCATTTTCATCATCTTCTGAAATAAAAAGAGCTGCAGTACCAAATGCAATTAAGTCATGGTACAATTCAAATATTTCTTGTTGGAAATTACTTCTATTGAAAGCTTGATTTAAAACTCTTGTGCAATCTTCTAACCATTCTGTTGCTTCATCCTCCTGGTTCAACTCATCATTTTTATATTTTAAATAAAACCATGGTGAAACGGTATTGGTTAGCATGCCATGTAAAGATGCAGCTAATAATTCTAAAGCATGTGTTGCAGTACCATCAAAAATAAGCTCATGTCTTTTATCACCTTTACTTCTGTTTTTAGTTATGTCTGCTTTTCTAGGTAACATATAATCAGCAACATCTTGCCAATGACTTTCCCAGTTTTGTCTTTCAGTTCTAAGAGAAGCATATCTCTCTAATATCATTTTAGCTTTTGGTGTTATTTGCATATGTTATCCCAATAATGTTTTCTTTTTTGTTTCTACTTTTGTTAAATCACCTTGAGCTGATGTAGCAATTGAATATTGTCTTCCTTTTCTTTTTGAATTTATCATACTTGATGGTTTTTTTTCTTGTTTAATTTCTTTTTTTATTTCTTTTTGTACTGGTTCAACAGGTTTAACAATTCCTTTGTCTTTTGCCAAACTAACAACTCTAGAAAATCCACCCATAATTTATCCTAACAAAGTTTTTTTAGCGACTGATGTACCACCTAAAGATTTGTTTTCAGTTAGAATAGTTGCACGTCTGCCTTTTCTTTTAGTTTTAAGTGCATCACTCATTCCAGCAGCATCTGCAGCTTGCGATGCAGTTGTTTCAACCACCGTTGGTTTTGGAACTGGTGGTGGAGCAGGTGGTGATGGTTTAGAAACAAATCCTCCCATATTATCCTCCTAATAAAGTTTTCTTTTCTGAATTAGCTTCTTCATCTAATCCACCTCTTGAAGTTAGTATCGTTGATGCTCTACCACTTCTTTTTCTTTGTAATTCTTTTTGTTTTCTTAAAGCTTCAGCTTTTCTTTCCTCATCGTCAAAACTTGG